CAATTTCTCCAACTTGTAAAGCCTCCCGAACTAACCCTTCAACTTTATCGTAAGATTCAAAGTCTCCTTCAGTAATTATTTTTTGGGCTCTATCCATAGCCTTTTTTAATTCCTGTTGTTTACAGAATTTCAAAGCTTTCTCTTGAACGAATTGAGCTCCTTCAACGGGTGCGTCTTTGATTTGTTTTAAAGTATCTAATACAATTTTGACAACTAATTCTTGCGTTACTTCAGCCCTAACAATTTGTTCGATTGTTTCAAAATTGGGAGAAGCCTCATATTTCAGATGATATTCTTTAATCATCTGAATGATAATTTTGAAGTATTTGTTATCAAAATACGATGGCTCAAGAACGTCGACAATTGAGGATGCAAAATCTTTATCCTCTATTAGTTGGTTGATAAGTTGTATTTGAAACGTGTTACCTAAGTAGTCAAAGTTTTTGTTCATAGCCAAAGAAAATATCCCCTCTTATTTTAAATATCAATCTCTCAAATCAATTCCGCAATATTCGTAAGATAATTCGGAATTTGAAAAAATGTCAGTCAGTTCTTTAAGAACATCCTTCAAATATGGTCTTACGTCAACCGTGTAACGAACTTTTGGTGGAAACTTTTTTCCATCGAAAATTCTCTGACAAATTGTCTGGTCTCCAACTTTCACCGATAGATAAAAGTTTTCAGGGCCTTCTGTGAAGGATGTCTCCATAATCTTTGGGTCGTGAATAATCGCCTCCATATTGTCCATCATATAAATTACCGTCTTCATTTTTAGGTAATACTGTAGTTCTTCGGACAATGATTTGATGAAATAATAAAACTCTGTGGAGTTCTTTGCATCGGGGTTAAACCCTTTAACGTTGAAGAATCTTTGAACAACAATGTTGTCGTTCAGGGTCAACAAAAATTCCATCTTGATGCTGTCGTGTTCTTTCATGTTTTTCATTTTTTTGTGTTTCGTTTTTCTTTTCTTGTTAGTTTCATAAATGGTTTTAGGAAGTTTACCCACGCCTCATCGTTTTTTGGTAGGTATTTGAATAGGCCGTCTTCCATCATCAGCCTCATTAGATTTTTATAACCTCGGTCAGTTGGGTCCATAATATCGGTATGAATTTGTTCCACAAGTTGTTTACCTTCTTGATTTATGAGGGGATTATGAAGGTCAACAATCCTTTGATTCACAACGTAAAACTCTTCTCCAAGTATACCACTTTTAGTCCGTCCAGTCAAAATATTTTCCAAAGATTTAGGTAATTTCTTTTGCTTTATATTTCGTGCATAACTCAAAATTTCTTCAATACTGCATGGTCTCTCAAGCATAAAAGGGAATAATTTAACAAGAGTCTTTTCCCCTAAACCTTCAATACCATCAATATTGTCCGATTTATCTCCTGTGAAAATTTTGGTGAGAGTAATATTATAATGTGGGATGTCGACCTTATTGATTGTTACCTTATCCCCATTTTTAAAATACCTCTTCGCCACAGGGGAATAGATGGTCACTCTTTGGCTTATAAGTTGGGTTAGGTCTTTATCCGCAGAAAAGATAATAATGTCCTCATTGGTCGCAATTTGACAATAGTAAGCAATTAGGTCATCTGCCTCATTATCTTTCATTTCTACCTGTCGTACGAATACCTCCTCCAAATACATCTTTACCCTAGCTTTTTGTTGAAGGTAGGATTCGTATTTGTATTCGTTCATATCTTGCCGACGATTTCCTTTATATTGTGGATACAACCCTTTTCTCACGGAAGAGTTTGAATCACCGTCCCAAAATACTATTACCTTGTCGTGGTTGTGTTCTTCGAGGAATTTCCTGATGGTATTGATAAAATGATAAACTCCCCCTATATGGGAACCATCGTTATAAAGTTCTTTGACTCCGTGAAAACCAATTTTGAAAAGGTTGTCACCATCTACTAATAATGTTTTAGACACATAATCCTTTTAAGGTGAACAATCAATCTTCTTTTTCTTCTGTAAGTGTAAAATCACCTTCCGCACCTATAATATCTTTCCAATAGTCCGCATATTCTTTCTTATACGCTTCAATTGAAGCCTTCTCTTCAGTAGAATCTTTACCCGCCAAAAATCCGTGTGGTGTAACTATGATTCTTCCGTCATCATATCCCAATCCATTGATATGATTTTTCATAACCGATATCTTACTTCTCACCGCAAACTTCACACTACGTTTATCTTTAGTAGCTGTTATCTTCGTTGTTCCAGCACCTTTCTGATTTCCGAAAAGAAAAACAAGTGAAGAGTTCAACCAAACTGATTCTCCACCCTTGGCTTTAATTTTTGGTTGACCAAATGGATTATCGGGAAGTTCAACCCACGGTTGATTGATTATGATAAGAGTATTTTCGTATTCGGTATCCGCTTTACGTGAGCCTGAAATTCTTTGGTTGATACCCATTCCTATTTTATCAGATAATACTGAAGCGTTGTGTTGTTTACCACCTTTACCTTCGTAAGTCATCTTACAGGGAACAGAACCAACTGAATCCCATATAAAACACAAACTATAATTCAGTTCCCCTTTTTCTTGGGCATCTAAAAGTTGATTGACATAATCTGTAATTTGTTCAATATAACTGAAATTGTTGTTGAAAAGGAAGAGTCCATCCCAATCCATTTCACCTGTTTCAGTATCTACAACTTCTTCACACTGAAATCCCATGAGTTTCGCATGTTCAAAACTCCATTTTTGTTCTGTGATAATAAAAACAGGTAGAATATCTTTTTTCTGAGCATCAACAGCTGCCTTGATTGCTGCGGTAGTCTTCCCTGTATCTGAGTGACCCAAGAACATGTTGATATGTCCTATAGCAGGACCAGGTAAACCAACAGCGTCTAAAAAATCTGCACCAAGGTCCAAAAATCTTTGGGGTTTATATTTTGCTGAAGTCGAAAATTTCTTCTTCAGGTTACTGAATTCGTTTTTCTTTATAGCCATAATTAAAAGTCTAAGTTGTAATCAATAAAATCTAATAGGTCATCCTCAGGGAAATAAACCTCCCAACCCCCATTTTTGTTGATGTAAAACCCACCACCGTTACCATCTTCCCATTTTCTCAAATGAAGGACTTTTCCATTATCATCTTCCAATTTGAGTTCGAATGTAACTGCTTCGTAAATTTTTTCAGGATGTTCTTTTACTTTGTAACCCATATAAAAAAATTAAGGGCGGCCATGACCGCCCTTTGTTATGAATTAAAATGGTAAATCAGTGTCAACTTCAGCGTCTGCTTGAGGGTCAACAACTTTTGATTGTTTAGAACCACCAATAGAAGTTTCAGAAACCTCATCGTCACCGTAAACATATCCACCCTTTTCGTTATCCCACTTCGGTGTTTTTCCTTGTGCAATTGCTTCTAAATATTCAACAGGTTTTTTACTATAAACATCTGTCCAAGAAAGCTCGTCATTTACCCACTCTTTAGCTTGGTCTTTATCTGCATGAACCGGTGTAGGGTCATCGTACATAATTGCACTAACCGTGGTATATTCTTTTCCTTTTGGAGTCTTGGACTTAGCAAGTTCAATAATGAGGTCACGACCTTTTTCTGCGTCAGTGATATCTCCTTTGTTTCTCCAAATTGGAATAATTTTATCAAGGATTCCCTCGTTCTTGTAATTGTGTTTGAATCTCCAAAACTTTGGTCCATCTTGTTCGTTGTCACGGTCAATAACTTTCACAATATAGAACTTACGGGATTTGTATTGCTTAGCAAGTTCCTTATCGGATTCTTTACCTGTAGCCATCAACTCTTCGTAAACTTCATTCAAAGGTGAACGTTCGTTGTCATTTTTTCCTGGGTCATAAAACTTTTGCCATTGACCCCCAACTTGGATTTCGTGATACCAAGCCTCTTTGAATGGTGAGGAACCGTCTGTGGTAGGAAGAATTCTTACTCTTCTCTGACCTGATTTCTCTTTATCACCGAGGATTAAAGCGAAATACTTTTTCATTCTTTCGTCTTGCGACATTTTCGATTGGGCCCCGCCCATTTGATTTTTTTCATACTGTGCCAATACGGCGTCTAATACATTACTCATTTTTTTAAAATTTAGATTGTTTAGCAAATATAATTGGGATTTCCCTATATGTCAAATTTAAAAGGGACCAATCGGTCCCTTTTTATTATTTAAATCTAAAATCTTCTCTGTCCTCTCCACTCGGTTGGAATGAATTTTTTATATCGTTCACATTGATATCACTAACTTGGTCGTCAGTCAAAACATATTCATTTTTTCCCGTTTTTTCCATTTCTTCTTTTTTGTCATCAAAAAAATCAGAGAGTCTTTGGTTGTAAGGGTATGAATCATAAACTCTCAAATTCAATTTTTCTTCAGGACTCTTGGACCTATATTTTTCTAATTTACTTTCCAAAGAGTTTAACTTACCCATAATTTGGTCCATCTCACCAAGTCTTTTCTCTAAATTAGATAATTGTCCAAAAAGGTTTTCAAAGTATTCGTCTTGTTTTTGTTGGATATTTTTTTGAGCGTCAACTAAATCCGTTATCTCTAATTCTTCAGTTCCACCCTCATCATCTTTTTTTTCTGTGGATTTACCTTTGTCATCTAGTTTTTCTACGTCTGGGTCAGATTCAACATCCAATGGTTGGGGAGTAGGTATACCCTTAGGTACATCCGCCCCTTCTACTTCTGGAGTTGCGGGAGGAAGTCCCGGTGTTGCTCCCAAAGCTGCGGCAGCATCTGCTGCGGGGTCGGGTGGTGGAGGTTCAACGGTCTGTTCTTTGATATAACTTACGATAGAATTATATCTTTCTATCTCACTAAGAATTTTTTTATCTATACCCATTTTTATCCGTTTAAAAGTTGTTTAATTCCTCTAGCAGTTTCTACCTTCACTCTTCTGTTTGCCAGATGTTGGTGACCTGCTCTTTCTATCAAACCATCTCTTTCTCTAACTACATAACATTCACCTGTGTCCAAATCACAAACTTCTTTTGAACCGTCTCCATTATCTTGTTCCGAAAACCTAACAGGCTTTCCCAAATAATTGTCGAGCATTGTTTTCAAACTCATAGAAATCTTTTTATATAAATATATTAAATTAAATAAAAGTGAATATACCTGGTGCAACTACAGGTATTAGATTTCCTGTTGTTGTTACAGAGATTTGTAATTGTTGTGGTGGAGTGCTTACTATTTGAGGGATAGAAAACTTTATTTTGTTTGTTGATATAAATTGTACTGTTCTAAAATCTACTTGTGTTGTTCCAACTGTAATAGTTCTTATGTATTCTAAGTTGGTTCCTGAAAGACTGATAACTGTTCCTGTGGTACCGGTGAGCGGTGAGAATGCTGATAATACTGTTGGTGGACAAGCAGGAATGGTTGTTTGTTGTCCTCCTCCACCTTGATTGAATGAAGTTCCAATGTCAGTTCGCAAACCTACTCTTCCCGCACTTGCAATTGCTTGGTCAACTATATTCCCATAAATTCCTAAGAATCTGTCTATGTTTGATTCATAATATTCGAGTGTTACTTGTGCCGAAGGGAATGCTGTGCAGTAGTATTCAATTATTTTATCTTTGAAAACTCCACCGGTAATTTGTGAAATTCTGGGTGTGATTAAACCTGTCATAAATTTCAGGTAGGTATTCACATCGTTGAATTTTGCTGCGGGGAGTGATTTTTCACCACTTATTGTTTTGGTTTTGATACATGAATAAACATTAGGTACAAAATCTTGTGTTAAAGATGCCGCTATTGATTTGTCTAATGTTATATTACTAAAGTTGAAATCGTATGCAACAAATTCCCCCTTAGGGTCACCAGCTATACTAAATGTTCTCATGTAAGACAAAACGTATACAATAGTCTGAAGTTCTGCATTAGGTGCCGTGCCTGTGTATGTTTTTAGACTATCTGAGAAATCGGTCGCGGTCAACTTCGTAAGTTGTCCCGTTGTAGATTCAAGTCTATCAAATTGTGGCGATAAATTTGCCCTACAAGCATTTTGAGCATCAACAGAAAGATTATTCGAATTTTGGATTAGATTTGTTTCTTTTCCTTGATTTGTAGTTGTTATAGTTGTGTTTTGGTCTGTCTTCTGTATTACTAAGTTTTCTAGTTGTGTTAAAAGGTTTTGATTTATCTTTTGTAGATAGTTATCCTCCACAGGGTAGTCATATATACCTTGTCTTACACCTGTAAAATTTGTTGTAAAATCGCCTGGTGTAATTGTATGAGATACATCTGTAATCAAATAGGGACCGTTGAACATAGGTACGTGTCTGAGATTGAAATACATCGTTGGTTGAATTAGTGCGTTACCCATTGCACTAACCTCACACTGGTAACTTCTTCTTTTGTAAAAATTGTAAAGACTTGCGTTTTGAGTACCAACATTCTTAGTATTAGTTTGGTCAGCCATCATTAGAATTGCGGCAATTGATTCAGACGTTGCTTTACCGTTGTCTTGAGAAACACTGAAAGTTTGAAATACGTTTTGATTTCTTATTCCGATGTCTACGTTGAAACCAACAACTTTGTTAGAAAGACCCCAATCCGTTTTTCCTTGCTGATTTTCAATTACAGGATTACCAGTAGGGTTTCTCAAATCAAATCCATCGTCCCCAATACCCGTCAACTTTACTGATACACCGAGTTGGTCGGATGGTTTACCCACGTAAAAACAAACTATTTTGGGACCAGATTTTCTATAGTCAACGTTTGTGAAAGTACCCCACATGTTATCGGCAAAATCCAAAGTGGATTCTGTATTTGGGCTTTGTATTCCATTTACTTCCTGAACATTATAAAAATTACAATATGCGGGTAATGGCATCACAACAAAATTGTTTTGCATTAGCATTGAACTCAACAAAGTATAAACACTCATACCTTCGTTCAGGGCATTCTTATTTATCAAATTTTTAACGGAAAAGATATCGAGAACTACCGTCTCCCCAATGTTACGTGAAGCTCTATCCAAGAATAAAAAATCTTCGAATAGTGTCCTCTGTGAATAATCATATCCCGCAACCCACTTGTCATTCAACGATTTGAAAACGTTATATATTTCAACCTTACCTTGTAACCCTGAAAGTCCTGATTGGATTGTCTGTTCTT